CTCTTTTTGGTCACAGTTTACTGTAAAGTTAAAGGTGTTTCCTCCTCCACCACCGTCACCGCCTCCGTCACCGCTAGGGCAAGCTTTAAAACCCAGCGACGCTAAAACAAAAGGACCCGGAGTTCCGTCATTAAAACAGTCTAAATAACCACACTCAATGTAGTTACTAGAGTCAATGACTTTACATTCGTCGTCAATCTCGTCACCACCGCCACCAAAAGTGGTTCCTTCGGTAAACGAAATTTGACCGCCGCATATACGAGGGTTACGTGCGGCAAATGCAGGGTCTAAACACCTAGGGTCATCTCCTGTGTCTACATCTCCTGTGTCTATATCAGTTCCTTTTATATCGTCGTCAGTACTACCTCCTTCAGTAAACGTGATTTGACCACCGCATATACGTGGGTTACGTTCTGCAAACGCTTTATCTGAACATCTAGGGTCACCTTCTGTGTCTACAACTTCTGTGTCTACAACTTCTGTGTCTACAACAGTATCTGCACACTTTCCGTCGGCGTCTTCTAGCGTTCCGTCTGGACAAACACAGTTACCTTTTGTGTCAAGAGTCCCTTCGGTACATTCTACCGTAGAATCAAGACCGCCTGTGCCAAACAAATCGCTTTCTTCAAAAGTTATAGACTGTCCGCATGATCCGGGATTACGTTTTCCCCAAGGAGTCAAGTTTCCTTCTGCATCTCTGCATCTAGAATCTTCTGTTCCTTCTTCAGTGGTGAGTAAAATAGGAAGATTTAATGTTTTTTCAATTTGATTTTGGAAAGTGCTCCAAATAACGCCAGCGGCTATATTAGGCAAAAAGCCACCTATTGCGCCTAGTACAGACTCAATAGTAACGGCTCCGTCTTTATCTTTATCGCCTAAAACACCTTGTACCTTTTCTCCAATCCAATCGCCTAAGTCATCTAAAACTTCTTCAACAGAGGTTTCACCACTTAAAACTTTACCAATTTCGTGTCCAGCACTTTGCACTGTTTCTACTATGTCTCTTACAGTAGCACCTTTAAATATACCGCCTAGAGGTCCGGGCAACGGAAGTGGAAACGGAAGAGTTACGCCAACAGTTACGCAATCAAGCACCCAATCTTCCGGTCCTGCGGCTTGACACGAGCTAGTACCAGAAGAAGTAGAAGTAATAATTCCTTCTAACGTGCCAAAAGGATCATCTATAGCTTTTCCTAAAATAGCTTCAAGCTCTTGTATTTTAGCAAGAGCATCATCAACAGCTTCTTGGCCGTACGTTTGAATAGCCTCTAGTAACCTTGGGTCTTTTTCTTCTGTGTCTTCAGTTAGAGGACGGGGGACAACACCGTAGTAGTAATCCTCAAAGCCCTCAACGTCCATTAGACCACTAACGTCTACTGCTTCTAGGTCAGATAGTTCAGCGTTACCTGTTGCGTAATCCCCAAGAACACGAATCCACTCACTGTACTCGCTAGGGTCTTTTCCTTCTAATTTATCTTTAAACGTAGTTACAAAATCTCTTATGAAGGCGGTTTCAGCAATCTCATCACGGATGAGGTCAGAAGGTATAGTACCGTAGTCAACCTCTCCGGGTAAAGACGTTTCTCCTATAGTAACTTTTACAGGCCCAGCATCAGGATCATTAATGTTAAACATTCCTCTAGCCATGCGTTACTTACCCTTCATCTGCATCAGCTTGTCAGCACCACGTATACCAAAGCTGGCCGTGACTGCTACGTAAAGCAAGTACTGGTAGTAATCAGGTAGCTTGTCTAGCTCAACAAAAGCCATACCCACCCTCTGCATAATACTCAAGTCATCCATAGCAACTCCGTAACACACAGCCAACAGAGGCAACGACAGTACCACAGTAAACCACTCGTCTTTCCACGAGGTTGCACTAGCCGCCGCCATCTCTTGTTCCCACGTAGCTGTGTTCTTGATGACTTCCATCTTAGCTACGTGTTTGGCCTGTGACTGCTCGTGCTTATTAGAGAGCCAAGTCTTCGTCAGTTCAGCGATAGGTCCGATCAGTGCAGTCCACATATCTTAGTCTTTGTCCTTGTTCCTAAATCCCTGTACTGTATCTGTTTCCCATATTCTTATGGCTACCCATACAATAGTGAACATGGCAGATATAGGCGGCAGGATTGCACTGATAGTGCCTAACATTGTACCTACGCTCATTACATCAACAACTTGTTTTGCTGACTCATCCATTACTAACCCCCTGTATAACACTTATGGTTGTCCAGATAATCCCAGCGGTGACCATTAGTCCCATAATAATTGCTGATACATCTAGCATACGTCTTTGCTTTCTTCTTTGCTTGTAGATCATTTGCTCACGTTTGGCTCTTATGTCACGACGCATCTGAATCATTTCGTTGTACGTGTCTTGACCGTAAGAGTACATGATTAACTCTCTGATCTGCTTTTCTTGTTCCTCTATCTTCTTCTTTGCTATAACAGCGTTTAACGCCTGTGCTTCTACTGACTCACCGTCAAACATCTTCTTAAACAACGGCGGGTTCTCTGCTTCCTTCTCTGCTTCACGTAAGTCAGAAACTAAGCCGTACCACTGGCCTAACTTCTGAGCTACGTGTTCAATCTCTGCTCCTCTGGATACAAGTACCTGTACACCTTTGAACGCAGTAGACGCCATCGCTACCAGAGATACAGGGTCCACGGGTTACTCTGGCTTTGTAGGCCACGTAATAGTCTGTGGAAATCCTTCTTGCTGTGGTACATCTCGTAGAGCCTGTCTGTAGGCCGCCATAGCCTCTGTCATGGTCACATCAGATAACCCGTAGTGGTCTGTAGCCTTCAACAGATCGTCCCGTGTAGCGCGTTCTGTGGACGCTAGAGCGGCATTGTCAGCGGCTACCTTGGCGTCTATCTGATCTTGTACGGTTACTACGTTGTCATCGTCATCCGTGTACTCTTGAAACATATCGTTCTCTGTCCAAGCGTGTACCCAGTTGCCGTTGGCGTCTTGTTCTACACCGTTGCGTACAACAACCTTGTAGTCTCCAGACGGGTCAGGCTTAGGTGACGCTATTACAGGGTCAATCCCAAGTGTCTCGTTGACGTTTGCGTTCCAAACTTTAGGTAGTGAAACATTCGGGTGCATACTGCGGATTTGGCCTTGAGTCTTAACCTCACCCGTTGATCTGATGCGATATTCCGACATAGTTGATTCTCCTATGCGATTGCTAAAAAGATGTAGTTGCCACCAGAAGCGTTAAGTGCCGCTGGTGCTGATGATGTAATCGTAAAGCCGCTGGATAGTGGGTCGATGTAGTCTGTGCTAGTAACTTCTGCGGCTGTTGAATTAAGCAACAGGTACGGGTCGTTGCCAGCCACAATGCCACGCTCAGAATCCCAGACGTACCAATCGCCTGTAGAGTCTGTACGCTTCACTAATACAAACCTAGCGCCAGAAGAAAAACCACAGTCAATGTCTAAGTCAGATGCTGTGCCGGTATAGCCACCAACCTTTGATATGCCGGAGACTGTTGCGAATAGGTAGGCTATGTATGTGTCATTATTGTTATTCGTTATATTACTACTACCTAACGTAAACACTGTGTCTGTAGGGGCGGTATCGTTCCAGTAAACAGAACTAACGGTAAATGGAATATTTGACTCAAGCTGACAGGCTCCAGTTGCAGGAGAGGCGTTAGCATCGTGATGATAGACAGCCCACCCTTGCGAAGCGTTGCGGCGTTTTACAATCATCATTTCTGGCGTTACACCTAAATTATGGTTGATTGATAACCCAGCCGTTCCTGTCCCCGTGTAAGCCACAACATCAAAGAATCCCGGCGCTCTGCGGAATGTGTAAGACACATATTTTAAAGCGCTACTATTGGTTGAACTTTCGCTTCCTGTTAAGCCAAAGCCGCTAGAGGTAAAGCTCTGAACAGCAACATCAGCAGTAGTGGATTCTGCATCAGTGTTGTGCCACATCAAATATTTACCCGTACCTCTTTCTGTGTCTGTTGTTATCCACGCCTCCCCAGTAGCCGCATCTCTTCCTTTTAAAACCACCATCCCGCCCTCGCCAGACAGGTCAATGTTATTAGTAATAGTTTGAGAGCCGCTTGTGCCATCGTACAAATACGTTGAAAACACATCGTCAACGTAAGTAGCTCCACCAGCGTTACCAGCCGCCGCCTGTTGTAAAAACCTACCTACGCTCATCCTAGTGCTTGCCCCGCTGTAAAGCCGTACCAAGTTGTTCCACCGTCATGGGTGTAGAACACGAATTGATCCACAGCAGACGCTGTAGCTGTCAGAGTAGGCGCTGTAGCGCTAGGCCAATCAACAGACGTAGGCCACGTTACAGTGTACCCAGAGGCTCCAGAGTCTTGGACAACCTTGAGTGACATTGCGTAGGCTGTGCTGTCGTTGAGGGTTGAAACTCTTGTCGTGTATTGATAAACAGTGTCATTCCCAAAGCCAACAACATAAATTTTACTATCATTGTTATTTATCGTTAATCCAGTAGGAGTTGCTTCTTGAGAAATTGTTAGGCTAACAGAATCATAACTAGCGGTGCTTAAATCAAACGCTGTGCTAAGACTATATTGAAAGATTTTGTCATTAGTATTCCCTGCAATAAGCATTTTAGTGCCATCACTATTAAAAACAATAGATTGGCCGTTAGTGTCTTGAGAAGATATACTAAAGCTAACGGAATCATAACTTCCCGTACTTAAATCCCACGCAGTGCTAAGACTATACTGAAAAACGCTGTCATTTGTATCACCAAGTACATATAGTTTTGTGCCGTCAGTTTTAAAAGCGGCTCCTCTTACACCAGTGTCTTGACTGCTAATACTTAAACTTTTTGAGGCATAACTGGCGGTACTAAGATCAAACGCTGTAGTTAACGTATACTGATAAATAGCATTGTTAGTAGCCCCTGATATATATAACTTAGTACCGTCACTACTAAAAACTAAATCATTTGGAGCCGTGTCTTGACTAGTAACACTTAAACTTACTGAATCATAGCTTGCCGTAGATACATTATACGCAGTGCTAAGGCTGTATTGATAAACAGTGTCGTTTACTGTTCCCACAATATACATTTTTGTGCCATCAGAATTAAAGGTTACTCCAGTAGGAGAAGTTTCTTGACTAGCCACACTAAAACTAACGGAATCATAAGACGCTGTGCTTAAAGTAAAACTGCCCAAAACAGGCGTCCCACTAGCTGGCGGGTTGCTAAAGGTAAAGGTAGTGTTTTCTGTTAAAACGTGTTCAAACACATTGGCGTTTTCACAGTTTACTGTTGTTGCGTTAGACGAACTTGTTACCCTTTTAAAAGTCTCGTTGTAACTATCAACCAGCAGTTCGCCTGTGATGTCTACGTCGCCTGTGTAGCTAGCGCCTACCTTGGAATCTAACTGTGTCTGAATGTTTGACGTAACACCGTCTGTGTAGTTAAGTTCTGCTGTGGTAGCTGTAATACCGTCTAGTACGTTAAGTTCAGCCGCTGTAGAAGTAACGTCACTAAGCTGACTAGCGGCAATAGACAAAGCCGCCTGATGTTGTGTAACAGAAGACTGCGTAATGTTTGCGTCAGGTACGTTAGCCCACGTTACGTTAGCAGTAAGATCGTTAAGCTCTACAATAGTCGGGTACGTAGTCAACACCCAGTTACGCACAGCGGCGTTAGTTGGTATCTGTGTGTCGCTGTTGGCAAAAGTTTCGCCAGAAGTTGTTACTGCTCCAGCGTCCATATCAGAGAACGTAACGCTAGTCAGGTAACCCTGTGTTGAATGATCGCCCCATCCGTAAGCAGTATTCCAGTTTGTTACGTTGAGGTTGGAACCTGTGACAGCACCAGAGAACGTACCTGTAGTGCCTGACACAGCGCCTGAGAACGTGCCTGTAGTACCAGCAACAGCAGTAAATGTACCAGCACCCGGAGTAGAGCCACCAATGGTTACACCGTCAATAGTACCACCGTCAATGTTAGTAGTAACTGAGCCACCTGTAAAGTTTACAGTACCTGTGGCAGTAATGCCGTCAAACGTAGCAGTACCAGTAAATGTAGGACCAGCTAGATCAGACTTAGTTGCTACTGCCGTTGCAATAGCGTTAAATTCAGTGTCAAACTCTGAGCCACGGATAACCTTATTAGTGTCACCTGTGGGCAAAGAGTCCTTAGCTGTAAAGTTTGTTGATTTTACGTAGTTGGACATAAGGCTTTCCTATCCGTTATCTTTTAGTTAACCGCCCTGTCATCAAGACGTTTAAATAAAAGGGGGCCTTGCGACCCCCGGAGTATCTTACTCGTCAGCGATGGCGATGATGAAGCCAGCTTCAGGACGGTAAGTCTCAACACCGTACAGAGTATCAGATGTGAACAGCGTAGACAGGTATTCCTGCTTGTACTGAGTCTGAGAGCGTACAGCCAGTTGCTCTGCCATTACTAAGGCATCCTTGTGGAAGAACAAGCAACCACGAACGTCGATAGAACCACCAGCGTTCTGAGCCGCAGTCTCCAGAGTAGGAGCGTTGCTAGAAACGTAGATGTCGATGCCGTACAGGTTACCGATCAGACCAGACTCAACGCCGCGGCCACCAACGAAGTCGGAAGACACGTAACGATCAATGCCCATGATTGACTTACGAGCGGCAGGAGGAATTACGAGAACTCGTCCGTCCATAGGTACGTCAGCATCGTCCATCAGCTTAACAGCTTCACGGAGAGCAAGGTCAGTAAAGTTGTCACCAGTAGCAACGGTGTCAGCCGCAAAAGTAGCGAGGCCACTAGAAGCGTTGACGTAGTAAGCGTTGCTGTTAACCCAGCTAGAGGCGTCAGTCGGTGTTTGGGTACGAGTACCGTTACCAAAGCCAGTAGCGGCGTTAATTAGGTCAGTGTCAACTTTCAGAGCCAGTTGGTAACCGGCGTCTTCAGTGTAGAACTGTCGCAGAGAAGACAGAGCCTGTACTTCTACGATGTCCTCAATCAGACGCGAGTACTCAAAGTGACGGTCTACAGTAATCGTCAATTCTGACTCAAGGTTAGCCTGAATGGTTACCGCAGTTGCTTCTGCTTTCGCATTAGCAGTACCACGGATAGGCTTAGGTACGTGAATAACGTCACCCTTCTTGCCAGTCATAGACAGACGCTTGACAAGGGGAGCCATCTTCAGGTTCTTTTGGTAAGCGGCAATAATTTCATCCGACCAAATTTCGGGGATAAAAGTACCCGCCGCAGTTTTGTCTACTACAGCATTAGCTGTAAAATATGCACCAGAGGTTTCACCAGCCATTTTAATTCTCCTTAAGTATTAGGCTAGCGTACACGACCCTCTGC